ACTTGCACATGAAGGGCATGGAACACGTAATCAACTCATTGGCTTGTGCAGCCATTGATGAAGTGATGAACAAGGTCAGCCCTGATTATATTGAACGAGTGGGTGCAATTGTTGACGAAGCTGAAATGAGCAAGAAAGACAAAGGTGCAGAGCCACTTGACGAGCCCAAAGATGCGTCTATTCCGGCAGTCTCCGAATTCTTGCAGAAGAAACGATTGTTCTTTACTTTCACAGAAACAAGACTCGGGGGTCCAGACCACATGCCTTCGTTCAGAGTGTGTTTGACGGTGTCTGATGGCAACACGTTTGCTAGTAGTGCAGGAAGCATTAAGCATGGTAAGCAGATGTGTGCAGAGCTTGCTTATGACTTTTACACCACACAGTGATGCATTCTAGTAAGGTTGGTCTTCTTCCTGCAACATCTGCATAATTAAATGAGCACCTTCGTCGAGCCAATTTATCGGCTCTTGGGCTGATTGAGCCTCCTGAAGTAGCAACATTTGCTTGTCATACTGCTCCACAGCTGACACAAACAATAGATTCCTCTTTTCAACTTCTTGCTCATAGGTCAACTCAGAGTGGTCCATGACAAGATCTTCATCGTCTTCAGCGGCAAACCCAGGTTCTTCCACCATGTTATCTACCCATTCATCAATCTCTAGTGCCTGGTGGCCTGTGAGAATATCATGTCTGTCATAAGCTGTAATCTTTGCACTAAGCATCTTAGATTGCGCTATTCTCCAATAAGTTAAGTCATGGTACACAGGAACTTTAGGTTCACTACCCATCCCTGCTTTTAGAGAGGATAACAGACTGTATGTGTTGAACCTGCCTGCAAGAGACATGAATGTGTTAGGATCCGCAGGTTCATCTGACAGCAGCACTATTTGCTTGTCGTGATAGTTCTGGTTGCCTAAAGAGAAGTAGACTACAGCATCAGCCTGAGTGGGATGGTGTTCAGAGAACACAGGAGGGACTCTTGCAACAACAACTGGAACCAGCTGAGCAGGCCAGGATATAACGCCAGTTGTTGCAAAAATACAATTCCCTCCTCGTTCAAATCTCAGCTTTGGGAAGTCTGTCCTGGATGCAAAGTATACCTCATCTTGGTTAGTAACCCGCCGTCTGTCTCCTTGCCTGCCCCTATATGTGCTCAAGAAACTGTACTGGCCTTCCACACCTATCCACTTGGACATGTCGATCTCTCGATCTTCACAAACAATCACATGTGAGTATGCTCTCCCTCGGAAACGCTTTGTAATCAAATAGCACACCTTGTAGGCCTTGAAGCCGTTCTTGGTGTTGCTGCTGCTGAATCTTTTAACTTTGATTTTCCCTCCAAAGTACTGGAACCAACCTGAAGGAGCCAAGCTCAGCAAGCTCAGGACATCACCATCTGCTACCGTTACTTGTGTTTGAGAAACAACACTACCAACTTTAATCTTGGCTAAGATGTGTTTGTAATCCTCATCTTGTGGTTCCACTTCAGGTTCATACACCCTAGCAAGAGACTCTCCAGCAGCAGCCATGAAGTCAGGCACAACCTCATTAGCAGTTATTAGGCCTCTGATAGCATGCTGTGCCACTGATGACACCAGCATGTCTATGCTTATACTGTATGATTGTTCTCCAACAACCTTGAAGGACCCATCCCTTTTCTTGCCAACCTTACTAAGAGCCCCGCTCACTGCCATGGCAGCTTTCAAGTCAGCTAACAAAGGAGCCATGGTGTTGGGTGAGTAATGCCCTGCTCTTTCTCTGATGTACTCAGCTTTAAGATTGTTGGAGCCCCACAGCCTGATAGCTGTTTCGGGAGTTGTAACTGAAGCCCTAAGAGGACCAGCTTTCACTGACACAGGCCTAACGGTCAGTTTCTTTCTACCTTGCTGGCTGCTCTTAATTAGCTGACCAAATGTGTAAGTATCCATGCCGACATCATGGCAAAGATACAGCAACTGCTCTATGTTTTTGGACAACATGGCTACTGCAGGGGACATTTCCGGCAAATCTTTACTCAAATCCATCTTGGAAACACCATCGAGCATGTTGTAAGACAGAGACGTTGAACCAATATCAGCAGCAACCCAGCTGTGTTTCCCAAGTGCAATGTTCACATACTTTGGAGACACTTGATTTCTGCCAAATCGTGGAAGTAGCTTGTCAGCCCCGAGTTCAGTGTTGCTCCTCAAAAGACCACTAGTGATAGAAGATGTCAAACACCCAATTGTACAGACACCGGTCAGAGGCAGAGCAAAGGCAGGTTTCAACCATGCTGTTTCTTTATTTCCTCTTGCATCTTTGAAAATCTTCCTTGTTGTCATGACTAATCCTGCCTGTTCAAGCTGGAGCAACTTGTCCTCTTCCTCACTAAACATAGAAGTGGCAATCCTGCTGGCAGCTTTTCCAAGATTATGTTCTCCTGCTTTGTCAGCATGCCAAGATAAAGTGCCATATGAAGGTATTACCAACTCCTTCATGAGGTTGATCCGGACTGGGCCTCCAAGTTCCACAGGTCTCACACCGTGTTTCTGGAAAGCAGACCATCTGTTGTATTGGTCACAGTGCACCACAGTCAGGAAAACACAAAGTGCTGTAGCAGTGAACAAAGAACAGCCTGATCTAACGAGGTTCACTCCTTGCTCTGGGATGGCTCCTGCATCATCGGACATTTTCTCACCAGACCCAAACTGCAGTGCGGCAATCATCAACTTCAACTCAGGAATAATGAGTCCCTCTTGGAGAGCGAAACTGCTGTGGAACTCAGCAATGATTGTAGATGCTACTGTTTTGAACATGTTAAGGATTTGGCCACCATAACCTAAACAGATGCGCAGCAAAGATTTTGCCCAAGTTGCTATATACCTTTGCTCTAGTTCTGGATTTGTTCCTGATATTAGTATCAAGCTATCATCATTGGTAACCAATGATCTGACTTTCTCTGCTAAATCAGTGGTGAGTAGGCAGTACCTGAAGAAATCATGCAGCAATGAGCTCGGCCCTGATGAAAACATGCCCATGGCTCCTTGGTTCATGCCATACCTATGTTTAAACCCAGGCTCCAGCGTCTGGTAACCTAACTTGTCAATCATGATGGAAGCAAGCTGCCCCAAGGTAGATTCAGGGTGTTTGGCCTTCACACTTTTCAACCCACCTGACTCATGGATGTGCTCATACAGGTCAAATGGCATCTTCGTGTACCTAGCCTCAAACAACCTTGTAGGTTCTGCCAGGAGCTCATACATGAAACTTGCAGCAGGCACATCATGTAAATACCCGGAATCACCAGTGCACAAAACAGCAGCATATGCTCTGCTTTTAGCCATGACCTGCATTGGGCCAAACCTAGAGTTGTCAGCAGCTAGCATCATCTTTGTCAGTTCTGCCAGTTTATCAACTTCACTCATCAGCAATGAGTCAGTATCAGCTGTGGTCATGCAGTCTGTTTCTATGGTCTTCAGATAAGTTGAAAAGACTCTCTCCTCAGCTCTAGTGCTTATTATCCCGACGTCATTCGCTGCAGAGAACTCTCTTCCTCCACCACTTTGCTCTTTGGTTTCAGTCCTTGTTACAAGCTGCCTTTCACCATTGAAACACATGACTGCAACAGCTTGAGAAAGCACAGACTGGTGTCGTCCAGGGTACTCTAGTGATTCAGTGTAAAAAATGTTTCCTACATTCTCTGCCATGATGCCAGACTCCCTTAGAGTGTCACCCAAGAATGTTAGCATGGCTGTGCTCTTCCTGACAGCCTGCCGGTCCTTTGTAGGAGGCCCTTTGCTGGTTGCACCAGATGAACTCATGAAGGATGTCACACTCTGACCAAGCAGGTCAGCTAAATAACCAGTGAAGTCATCCATGTTTGTTGTCAACTTCTTTCTTTTCAACATTGACATGGCAATTGTGTAGAAAGCAGCAGCGTTCCAACCAAAGTCTACTGAACATGATAGACCTGCAATTTCTTTCCACCAGTCTACCATGGAATAGTTCCATACAGAATCAGTCGAGTACAAGTCAGACAACAAAGGCTTGATGCTCTTTGCTTTGACACAAGAACTGATCAGTGACCTCAATTCTTCAGACATCCCTGACGACACGTTTCTACCATCATTAAGCTGTTGCTGGTATTTCACTTCAGTTTTCATCAATCCTAGCCAGTCAAGAGCTTGGGAATCCATTTTGTGGTCTTTATCTTTGTTGAAGATCTTGCTGTCAAACATAGCATCCACAAGCAATCCATAGGTAGTGCACACAGTGGAGTGCTGAGGAGGAACTACCACAGGAGGACATTCTTTCGACATGGCAATCTTAGGACTCATGCCTGACTTTGTTAGGAATGACACAGCTTGTAACTTGACAAGTCTGGCCCAGTAGACAATCAAGGATGGTGAAGAAATAGACACGCCTCTAACCTTTTCAAGAGGTCCTAACCTGTTTGCCTCAGGAGACATCAATCCAGCAAGAACATACCTCACCTGATCCTCCATCAGACTGTCTTGTTGCCTTGTAGTCAGGTGCATGATTGTGTGTTCCACAACTGATGACAAAGAGTCTGACAATTTAGAGCCCGGTGTCAGAGATGCGTTGTGTTGAACAGCTTGTGACCCTCTACACAGATAGACAGACGGAAGTCGAACCCACCAAGCCAAAAGTCTGTTGGACAATGTGAGGGTCCTATTTTTTGCTCTTGGAAGTTGTGGCACTACCATTGGTGATGACGAAAAACAACTAACTGCAACATCCCACATCTGAGCTATCCCTGTGCTAGTGCTGATAGCATACAAGGTTGTTGAACCCGACACAGTAGCAAGCCGGAACCTTTCCTTAGGATGCTTATCTGACAAAGTGCTGGATATCAGCCTTGCAAGTTCATATTGGTCACTGATGATTTTGAACAACAATGTGTTCAGCAGGTGAGTTCCTTTGTCTGCACAGCCTGCCACTAACAGATTCAACAGGTCTTTACCTTCAGTTACTTTGCTGGCGCTCATGATCTTGCTGGCATAGCTGATAGCAGAGGCTTGGTTCCGCGAAGACAACAACTCTACTGAATCATCGTGCAACTTCTGACACTCTTGCACCATCTCTAATGTGATAGGCTCAAAAGTGGCTTTGGTCTGAGTAGTTGTCTCGTAACCTCTTGTCAAGTAAGACCTACCATATCCACTCCAACCAGGTCCACAAGCAACATCCATCAGTTTGTAATGCCTATTAACCAGCTTGTCTGGTGATGTATTCTCAACAACAGGTCCTGAATACATGACATACAGGCACTTTTTGTCTGGATCTGCCATGGCAATATGTTGAAGGGCTATCTTACCCACTCCATGGTTTCTGAACAACCTGGCACAGGTCTTGGGATCTTCTTCGTAGATCGAGTGACCGGTGGATGAAAATCTGTGGATAATCCCTGGCAGCAGGACATCAACCAGCATGGCCAAAGCCGTTGCAGCCACTAGAGGGTCAGGCTCAGACATGGCAGTGGCCATACTCACTTGAACAAGCCTCCTTTCAGAAATGGGTAACACAACAGGGCTTCTCATTGAATGGCATGATGCTAAAGGCAAGTTTTCTTGCATTTCAGCAACGATGTTCGAATCCAACCCGTGCCAGTTTTTTGTATGTGCTGTCAAATCATAAACCAGGTTTCCTTCTCTCCTTTCTGACAACTGGGCTTGAACCAACTCTTCTGTCATTTCCAAAGTTCTGTCCACCAGTGCTGGTAGTGATCTTGTGGACAAAAGGCTTGTCAATTCTTCCTGATCCTTTAGAGGAGCTGCTACAAGCAGTCTGTTGAATGAATCAAGCAAATCATTGCTTCTGAGAGGTGTTGCAAAAAGTTCTGCAGTGTGTGTCTTAGCAATAGTGACCACTTGGTAAGAAGTGACCAAAGGTAAGCCTGAACACTGGTCAGCCAGCTCATCTCTTTTGAATTTGAGCAGTTTTGGGTCAGTGGAAGTGGTGATGTCAACTACCATGAATGTTTCACCTGTTCTGTAAGTCAAGTCAGACTTAGACACACCAATCAGCAGAAAGTGATCCTCAATATCCTGAGCCTTCCCATCCAAGAACTCAGACAGCTGGAAGGCCAAGCAAGACAATTTATTGCCCAGCTGTACAGATGGGACCAGCTGCATCTTCTGCACTAACCAGTCAGGCAGCAGTGTCAAAAGCTGGCTGTACAAAGGCAAATTAATGTTTGCATTGTCTTTCAAGAGAAACTTGCAGTTCTTTAATTTCTCGATTTCTGTCATGTTGGAGGGGGC